TGGCTTTAATCTCTGGGTCACGCGCTGGGATCTGCTGAAGGTTTGGATTGCTGGACGAAAAGCGTCCAGTGACAGTCCCGCCATCGTCAGAGCGGAGTTGATGAAACTCGCAGTGTATGCGTCCGTTATGTGCAAACTTCAAAATGTTGTCGATAAACGTATTGCTGGCCTTGTCTAATTCACGCAAACGCAGGATCTTCGCCGCGACAGGATGCGGACTAGCTTGCAGGAACGCTTTGGTAAAGGACGGCTGGCCGTTGTTTTCAGTCTTGTTATAGTACAGACCGTGATGATCGAAGACGGCGGCAACACTTTTGGCTACCCACGGTTCTACATCCACGCCTGTCTCATGCTTAATATCCGACACCAGATCTTTCTTGAGTCCAATCAGTTTCTTCTTTGCCGCCTCGGCACCGTCAATGTTTACCTTCACGCCCTTCTCACGCATGTCCAACATCAATGGAATGAGTGAAGTCTCTAGCTTGAATACATCCATGAGGCTCTGCTTTTTTATCTCCACCTTCATCGTGTTCCACAGCTTCAAAGTAAGCTCGGCGTCCTTCTCGGCATAGGCCCCCACAAAACGTGAGTTTAACCGCCACATTTCTGCCTTGGGATCAAACCCATGATCTGCCGCAGCTGCACGCAAGGTCTTCTCGTCCTTACGCTCATCAAGGTAATCCTTTGCCAAATTGTTGAGGCTGTAGCTAAACCGGTTCTCGTTTAGCAGTGGTGCGGCTACCATGGTGTCGATAATCGTGCCTTGAATCTTGACCCCTGCCCACCGGAGCCAACCGGCGTCATAGGTTGCATTGTGCATAACCTTGGGGATATTAGGCGTAGCAAGCTGATCTGCTAGCCACTTCATGACTTTCTTCTGGGGAATGTTACCACCACCCTCATGTGCGATGGGGTAGTAGCCTACGAAATCGCCGGCTGCGATAGCCACACCTACAATGAAACCATCACCACGCGCCCACCCTGGGCCTAGTGTCGTTAAGTTTGGATCGTTGGTCTCAAGGTCGATTGCAATAGACTGGCTGTTCCGCAGATCAGGAAACACCTCCGGTGGCACCCAATCCTTCTCGATGGTATCCAGATCAAGCCTATGCAGGAACGTAATCTGACTACTTTCCTTTGCCATCTACTTCTCCTCCGAGGCTAGCGTATCCAGCGATATCTACCCATGAATCCTCATGTGTTGGTGTGACTATGAGTCTAGCAAGTTTTAGCGCCGTAAGACACTGATAAACTTGAGAAACAGACACTTCCTTGTCCAGTATTACAGACCAGAGTTGCGCCACGCGCTCGTGATTCTCATATGCATCGCCATAATCCTTGGCTCTCGGACCATTGACCAAATCCTTGGCCGTATCAAGTAGCTTGTCGCGTTTCATTTCTCTTCCTCTAACTTTCTGTAAAAGTGAGGTTCCGCCACGCAACCTCGGTCTCGGTAGTCCTGAAGAGACGGAGGGCAAGGGCGGTATAAACAGTTCTCGCACACATCTCCCTGCTCTAGTGTCTTCAGACGAGCATAATAAGTCTTCCATTCGTGCCCACAGGCATCGCACAAGAAGAAAGCCTCATATTTCATATCACATACCTATATCTTGCGTGGGAATCGACAATGTGCAGATTATGCCGTGCTCTGGTCACTGCGGTGTAGAACACGCGGTGCTCATCGTCCTGATCCGGATTGTTGACCGCAGGGTATGACGAGTCAGTTAACAACAAGATGTTGTCATCCTCGCCGCCCTTCATCCGGTGGATGGTAGACAGATTGATGCGAGGCTTGGTCAGATCCTCACCTCTCCGGCGCACGGCGCCCATATACCGTATATCCTCGAGGGACATGTTAACCACAACCTCTGGTCTTGCGTCTTGCGGGGCAATCATCCCATGCTCGGCAACAAGGTTGTCGTAGTTGTGGAACCCCTGCGGATCTACCGCATCAAAGGTTTTTGACGCAGCGCGTTTGAGTAACGCCCTTTCGCCCTGCTTTGGCATAAACGTATACAGCTTCTTTATGTCACCCACGCTTGCTGTCTCGCCTCTGGCCAGCCGTTGCCAGATATCCATGGCTTCAAGCAGTTCAGTAGAGATCATGGAATGCCCAAACCGTTCAAACAAATAACCGTCTTCGCGTAAAGAATGGTGAATTGAGTTCAAGGCTTTGTTGGTTCTAGCCATAATTGTCCACGAACCTTCATCAATATTCACATCATACCAATTCATGTGAAAATCCACGGCGCCATCTTCATCTCTTGGTTGCCAGTGCTTCTCCTGACGAGTTCCTATCCGGTTAACCAGATGATTGGCTAGCCGGTACACGCTTCTTGGTACACGATAACTTTTGTCAAGAACCACCTTGTTATCACAAGCATTCATGAAACTGTGTAGATCAACGCCATTCCAGCGGTGAATACACTGATCATCGTCCCCCGCGTAATACACACGGCTGGCTCTCTCCTTGAGTATCGCTACCTGCTTCCATTGTAGCGGAGTCAGATCCTGCGCTTCGTCAACAATGAGAACATCCAAGACAGGACTGGTGCCCTGCTTCACGAACAACTCAACCATGTCCGTGTAATCAAACTTACCGTTGTCTGACTTGTACGCCGCATAAACTTGATCCACGCGCTTGACCATCGACCAATGCAGATCATAGTCACCCCTGTCGTTGTACTCCTGTTCCATGCTAATACAGCGCAACTTGGCACGACTAATCACTTCCAGATACCGATTGCCCTCCTTCATAGACAAAGGCACCATACCCTCTTCCATGACTTCAGCAGTGCTCCGGTCAAACGCCATGCCCAAGATCTCACCCAACTGACGAAAGTCCGCCGGTTGAACCGTCTCTCTTGTCTCCATGCCTAGCCAGTTAAAGCCTATGGAATGTAGCGTCTTGAACCACGGCACATCTTTTTCGGTGAGCTGTAACTCACTGCCCACACGCTCTCTCGCCTCTTGTATGGATTTACGAGAGAAAGACACGAAGCCAATCCTGTCAGGAGGAGTGCCACCGGCAAGTTCCTTCCGGACAATATCAATCATCGTATGCGTCTTACCGCAACCAGGTGGCCCGAAGATCAGCGTCTCATCAGCCATCAGTTTTCTCGCGTGGACGAGAATCAAGCCATTGCTCGACCTCTGTGCGCAGCCATCTCATTGTACTATTCTTTTCCGTCTCCGGACCTAGCACAACTGGTTTAGGAAAATGACCTTCTTCTACCCATCTGTAGACGGTAGAACGAGCCACACCTAACCATTCAACAACCTCACCCACTTTGAGATACCGTTCATCAGAATGGTATGTCATTTAACTTCTCCTCTGTTGGTAGTTCCATTTCATCATTGTCAAACTCCGGCACAAACCAGACGCGAAGATTCTTCCATTGACCTGTATCTTCGTCTTTAAACTTGTATGTGGTGTTACACTCATTGCCACCGTTCATATCTTTTAGGCGTTGCTGTACCTGTGGACGTTTAAGTTCACGGAACCCACGGTTGCGTAAGAACTCCATCAAACCCTTGATCGTGAACATGGTCAGATCACTTTCTGTCCAAGGCTTGCCAATCGCCATCTCCTGCGGAGACTTGGCTCTAATACGGCTGGTGCAATACACCTCCACAAGTTCTTCAAACTGACCTTTAATCGTCAGTTCCTTCGGCACCTCGATATGAGTTGCCTCTTCCAATAAACCGTTCACATAACTCTGCCAATCCGGCGCCTTCATTATGGGCGGCATAACATCCAACTGCTCCATACAGGCTCTTTGAAACTGCAACGGCATCTGTAATTGTTCGGTGGATAACTCCAGCCGTTTGCCATCAAGGTCAAGGAAGTAAAGCCTCGGCTCCGACTTCTGAATAGTCAGGCCAGTAATTCCCGGCATGGATCCGTTCTTGCCCACGCCATACTTGGCTTGGCGGCAAGCCGCCTTGTCACAATGACTGCCCATAGGCTCTTCTTTACAAAGATAGCCGTAATCCTTTTTCTTATGCTGAGACTGGATAGTTACAATCTCGTTGGCTGGCAGAGATGGTTTACAAAACTTCTGGTTCCACTTCTCCAGCGTGGTCTCCCACGAATCCGGATGCATCATCTTGGCGGTTACCGCCGCATGAAACATGACTTTGTTTCTAGTTCCATCCGGCACCGAGGTTGCAAACATAATCCGTAAGCATGGCGGCATCTCCCGCAACTCATCATCTTCGCTGGCAAAATCTAGTTTGCGCAGATCCTCCAAAGTACATTTGATCTTGTCTACCTGATTTAAAAACTCCTCAAGTGAAAGATCCTCGCCCTTGTTGTTTATTGCATAACGTAATGTATTCTCTGCCTCAAAGTACGGCAGGTTGATAAAGTTACCCACATCCCCACGCTCGGCAAGAATCTTGTTCTGCTTTGGAAACACCTCACATCCACCAAAGCCAAGCACCGCAGCAAACTCCGTGAGGTGGTCACGCATATCCGTTGCACTAATCCAATCTTGCATAAACAAGAATAGATG